ATTCTTTATAACCTGCCTTTAGCATATTGAAGAAAAGTATTTCCTGATTATCTGTATCTGAAATCCAAGAACTTAATTGATCTTGATTAGTTAAATCAATACCGTATTCGTTTTTGATTGTTTTGATTACCCTGTAATTGAACTTACACGGTAATGATTGATTTTTGTATTTTATTGTATTCATAAATTACCATTGACTAAAAATATAACCGTTGTCAAAACATAAAGAATCGACAACGGTTTAAAATTATTATACTGCTTCAAGACCACCAGAACCTGATAAACTCAAACTAAATGTTTGAACCTCTCCAACTGATGAACTAACTGAATAGCTTGCAATAACTACACGACCCTTTTTAATCTTACCACCAAGTTTAACGTAAATTGTCAAATCACTTCTACGTTCAAGGGCAAGATCAAGCAAATCTTCACCAGTATATTTACCAGTAACATAAGTTGTATTTCCTGAATATAAATTTCCAGTTGTTCCTGTACCTGTGAAATATCCTTCTGCACTTACTTCAAATGATTGTGTTGTGATTGCTCTATCAATTTGAAAGTCATTATCGAACGCTTGCAAGTCGATGGTGTTATTAGTTTGGTTTACTTCAACTGAAGTTAATCTTAGAATTGCATTACCTGTTGAACCTGTATTTCCTGATGTTGCAATTGTTAAAAAACCTGCTGTTCCATCAAAAAATTGTGCCTGTGAAAACGTCATTCCGTTTTGTGCCATATTTTATAAGTATTTTAAATCAAATAATTGAACCGTTGTCGGTTCTGATTATAAATACTTGCACTTTTGGAAATGGAAAAAGAAAGATTAACACAGAATCGAAAACGGGGTATTAACCCACCAGATCAAATTGAATGATTGATTCCCATACCTTAAGATCATCATCATATTCTGATTCCTCCGTTAATAAGGTGATATACTTGATATATTGACCACCTTCAAGTGAATAGATATATTGTTTAATACTTGGAATAAGTGCATCTATCTGATTTAAAGAACCTGCACGAATAACAATATCCAATGGATATGTTTTGATGAATTCCTTTTTGTCGAACGAATTAACGTTTTCAGAATTAAGAACGGTATACACAATACCAGTATCTGTTCCGTTCTTGAATGTTGCTGGAAAATACTGGTAATATACCTTGCTGGTTACGTTTGATAATTGATCACCTATTAGTTGTTTAATGTTCATATACTGATAAATACTTACCTGTTTACGTTTATTTATCGGGTATGACAACGGGTTTAGGATTACGTTTTTCTTTCCTGAATTCTTGAACCTGATATTCCGTGATTACCATAGGCCAAATAAACAACAGGATTATCAACACAATTATTTGAAGTATTTTCTTCATTACTCCCTTCCAAGTTTTTTAGATAATCGTTTTGAATATCGTTCAAGTGATCTGCTCATTATCTTCTTTGTCTGGTTCATTATTAAACTTTCAATCTTTGGTAATGCTGCTTTGAACGTTCGTTCCACAAATGGACGTGATCTAAATACACCTCTGTTTGTTCCTTTCTTGTACTTTCCACGTCCTAAAAGTTTACGGCTCTTAGTTCCACGCTCATAAAATCTGGCTATATAACCTGCTTTAGAATATCCAACTGTAACTGCTCCACGTCTTGCCCTGATTGGAATTACTTTATTTTTCTTTAATCTTCTTGCTGGAGCGTTAGCCTTTAAATCTTCTTTAACAATCTTTGCAGCTTCACGAAATACATCCGATAAAGCACGTTCACCAACTCCTTTACTTAGTTGCTCTAATGCTGCAATAACTTCATCAATGCCTTCGATTTTAATTCCCGAATTATTCATTACCGTTTACGTTTATATTTAAGTAATTGAAAACGGATTAAACAGTTGTCGAACAGTTTATAATTGTGGCTGAACGATTAGCCACAGAATACAATGAACTGATGTAATAGTAATTACCGTTGTGGTTCACTCTAAACAATTTCAGGTTCTTCAAGTCAATAGGTAATTGAAGAAAACGGGAATAAAACCTGATTGAATTATTCAAGGTTGAACCCTGATCAAATCCAATATTCATACTTTGATTATTATCATCATTTCTATCATTCAAAATCGAAACATAAAGTGTTTTAATTGGAACATAAATTTCAATTACTTCATAATCAGAAGTACCTGATATATTCAGTTGTTCAATAATTATTTTCTCTGTTAACCTTGCTGGATTCATTTGTTAAATATTTTGGAATAAGTTTAAAGTTTTATCTGTATGCAAGTCGATTATTTCAAGTTGTTTCAAAACCGTTTTCGTTAAAGATGGATCAATAATCAGTTCGTATTGTGCTGGACTAACGAATAATACTTTTGTTTCCTGATCGAAAACAGCGAACACTTCATTGATCAAGTTATCAGACTGTATAAGTATTATATCCATTCTTCTAACCATACTAACCAAATTACCATCTTCGTATATAAATGGTCTTACCGTTAGGATGTTGTCTTCAACGTTAATATTCACATTATTCTTTACCATTGTTTTTAATTCTGTTTTCTTTTTCTTTCAAATCAATCCACGCTGATTTGATTCTGAAATAAAGTAATACAAGTGTTACAACTCCAATTGCTAAACTGATTATCAATTCCTGTATCTGATTTACTGCCTGTAACCAGTTGGCAGTTGTTAAACTTGCTGCTGCTAATCCGTATGCAATCAAATCTTTACCGTTTAATATTTTGTTTACTATCATATTGACAATACTCATTGTTGATTATAATATGTTTGATTCGTTAGTTAATAAGCGTTCGAACGCTTTAGTGTTATAAATTTGTGTTGTTACTGCTCCTGATTTATCAAGATCGAAATAGTAGGCTATTCGTAATAATGCAGCTTGTTTTATATTTGGCTTTAATGCTGTTGAACCGCTTGCATATTTGATATAAAATCTATCAGCTTGAATTGAAGTTTGGAATTTTACAATCGTATACTGATTACCCTTGATAAGTCTGCAATTAGTAATATCAATAACAGTTGTTGAAATAACTTGATTGTTAGTACTGTTTATTGTTTGTGCTGTAATTCCTGATAAACTGATGTTTGGTTCATCCAGTTGATAATTATATCCGAATACACAATCATCTTCAATAGTGCTAACCGTAGGCACAATATCAAACTGAACATAATTTTCAACATCAGTTAATGCCACAGTTGCAAGTGATCTAAGTTCCTGATCATAATCAGATGAACTTTCATCAATACGCAAATGACGTTTAATATCAGATAATGGGATTAGGTTATTATAGTTCTTTGTCTTTGAAATATTCATCTTAAATTCTTTGTATATAAATACTTGGAAGAAGAAGAAATAAAAAAACCCGTCTTCAAATTCGAAAACGGGTTTAAACCAATTTAAAACCAGAAAATTATTATTAGTTATTCAATCCTAAGTTTTGAGTATTGATATATACTGCAAACGCTGCTGGATTAGCTGCAACGTCTGAAAACGCATCTGCAATAAGGATGTAATTACCCTTACGTTTCGCGGTTACATCTTGCATCAAATTCACTTCAATACCATCCCAAATAAACATAGATACGTGGCTGAAATCACCAGATACAAATGTGTTACCAGTTAAGATTGAACTTGTTGCTGCTGGTGCTCCGTTTACCATACCGTTTTGGTATACCATAAATCCAGAAGCTGCATCAATTTTAGCTTGTTTAGCACGTTGACCTGATGCTTTACTGAATAAATATCCAGAAGTGTTTTCAACTGCTGCTTCAGTTGCCAATACTGCTGCATAGTAAGTTGTTGCAGTTGTACCTGTATAGATAGTACCTGCATCAGCAACAATTTTATTGATTGCTCTTTTTTCAAGACCTTGCAAAATTCTGTTCTGCAAAGAAGCCATAATCATATCAACAGACTGTTGGCTGATCTGCTTCAAGTACTGACCAGAAAGTTCATATGATGCTGAACTGTGAACAGGAACAACATCATCTGCTGATGCACTCCAAGTTTGATCTGCATTCGCATTATCTTCTGTATTGTAAGTTGCTGGTGCTGAACTTAAATAAGGTGCTTTGAAACCACCACCAGATACAAATTGTACTGCTGGTGCACCCAATGAACCCAACACTAAACCCTTTTCAATAATTGAAACTGGAAGGGTAAGTTTTGAATCCAATTTAGCATCTGATGATACAACAGTTGCACGTTGTTCGAAATACTCGTTAGAGAATTTGAAACCACCGTTTTTACCTCTGAATTCATCTGCAATATCATTGCCTTTTAAATAGTTGATGAACTCGCTGTTGGTTCTCTTGATGATGTTTTCATCCTTATTTTCTTCCTTAGTAATATTGAAAGTCTTTACAGTTGAATCAGTTGAAAGTTTACGTTGTGTTTCCTTTTCAATTTCTTCCAAATCCTTAATCTGTTCGTTCAATGATTCAAGGGTTAATTTTAATTCATTTCTGTTAGTACGTTCTTCTGTAGTGTACTCTCTTTTTTCGTTTGCAACCTTTGCAACCAATCCTTCAAGTTCGGCTAATGTTGCACTTCTTTTTTCTATTAAGTTTTTTAACATTTTATTTTTTATGTTTTTAATCAAATTATTATGATCAATTCACCAGTTTTAAAACCAACTGAATCAGATCGAAACCTGAATCAGTTGGTAAAGATCAATGGCAAATTGAATCTGTATGATTATAAATACTTGACTTTTTGAAAAGGATTAAAAAAATAAACCCGTTTTCGATAACGGGTTAAATGTTAAAACTGTAGAATCAGAAGACGGTTATATTTTAACCTTCATCAAATCAATATAATCCTGATCAGCTTGAAGTTCTGGATTAAATGATTCATCTGGATTACCGTTTTCGGTTTTATCAATATCAACAATCTGTGATTCATCCAATGATCTGACAAACAACATACTGTTGGCATAAGCACCCATTAATACAGTACTAAGGTCAAGAACTTTTGAAATTCTTGAAATAGTTCGATATAAAATACCGTCTTTACGTTCCCATTTATCACCATCTTTTGCAACACGAAAAGCAAAACTGTTTTCTTTATAATTACCCTGATTAATATTCTTAACTGTATCGTTTTGAATTGTAGTTGAATTCGTTTCATCTGGTAGTGTAGCAACACCCATTAAACCACGTTCAGTAATTTGAACTTCAAAATTACCTGCTGATTTTCTTGCCAATAGCTTATCTGGTGAATGATCTATTGTATAAATTACTTCTTGCATATCAGCATTATTAAATGCTTCTGGTAAAATTCTTTCATAAAAAGAAACTGTTTCACCGTTTATCTTTTCTGTAATATATCTGGATTGTGTATTAAAAAGAGCACCGTAAAGGATAATCTTTCTTTTACCATCTTCATTTTTTTCTGCTCTGGTTTGAATTTCATTTTCATTTAATTCTTCAACCATTATACTACGTCTTTCTATTTTCATATTCTTAATCTTCATATACTATTAAATACTTAATCCGTCTTATTTTCATCTGTTGAATCAGAATCAGAAGACGGTGATAGTTTGTTATTTGCCCAAACATCATATTTTTCAATAGCTTGATTCTGTGATTGGATAAAATGCAAGTCCATAAACTCGTTATCATCCGCAACAAATCCTGTTGCCTCCCTTATTTCGTTCGGGCTTATTGCTCCTGCACTTGCAAGGGTTTTCAAATAATTTGCTTTACTGATTATGTCAGTATCATACAATGAACTAAAGTCCATTGCTATATGAACACCTGCTGCACGTTCTTCTGGTGTTAATAACTTCTTATTCAACTCGTTTATCAACATAGCCGAATGATTATTAATCGTGCTATTCTTAAAGAACAACATCTGTTCTTCTGCCTTACTTACTGATGAATTATTCCCGACAACGCCAAGCAATATTTCAGGAACACCCATTAAACTACCTATTGCGCTAACGGTATACTTATTAGATGCTAAAAAATCAATCTGTTGTGCTGGAATTGATTTAAGCGAATATCCAATTGGAATAGTCGGTATCTTACCCGCGTTATGGTATCCCATAAATTCAGATTGAAGTTGTTCATATTTTTCGGTCAACTTCTGTTTATTCGCTGGTGTTAGGTCAATAGAAGGCTCAAAAAATAATGTACCTGTAAGCCCTTGCTGATAGAAATTCTTAATAGCTTCTTCACCGTACTTCTGAATCTGCAATTCGGTCATTATTGATTCAACTGGATTCATACCAGTTATACCACCATTTTTTGAAATCAGATAATTATGAATGAGTTTAGAACTTGGAATATATGGTTCAATCCCTTCGAACTTATACCAGTATTCACCGTTAAGTTCTTTAACCTTTTCCAATTTTGAATTGATTGGAACAATCTGGTTAACTGGTGATAGATTATCGTATTCTTTGATGTATGCGAACCCGTTACCACTATTGTATGTGTCAACATAAATTGTTGACCATAATTTATGAGAACTTAAATTAGGGTTAGGCGAATAGGCAAGTGCATTAAACCATTGATGATCGGTATACTTTACCTTTCTTCCCTTCTGATCATACTTGTATATGAATATTTTGTTCTTTGCAATCGTATTTGAAAGGATATTAACACAGGTGAAGAACGTGCTGTTGGCTAATGCCTTATCTTTATCAACCTTACCACCTTTGAATAATTGTTGATAGCGGGTTTGAATCCAGTTATTTCTATCCGTAACTAATTTAACTGAACGCTGTTCAGGTTCTTCTTTAAAAAATAGGTTTTTCCAAAATGACATTTATTATATCTGATTAATCAGATATAAATACTTGCCGATTAGTGTTTTTGCATTTCACCAGAAATAAGATAATCCAACATATTCCCGAATGAATCTTGGTTATTCTTCAAGAATACTGTCATTGCCACAGTAAGCGCAACAAGTCCATCAACTGATTCACCTTTATTCTTTGTGATCAAATAGTTGTTATTTCTATCTGTCTTGATTCTT